ACTTCTGGAGCACCCTCTCCTAAAGAATTCTATGAATTCATAGACTTTATAATGGAGAAGCTTATGGAGACTGTTCCTGATTCTCAAGCATACTGGGAACGCTATGATATGAAGTATGTGAAAAACAACTTCTTATTGGTTGGTCCTAATAACATGCCTGATATTAATATGAGTATTGATGGAGCTGCCGTTAATAAGACAGTTCTTAATATTACTCGTACTCAGTATAAAGATTATACCTCTAAAGGAATTCTTAATAGAAATATTAGGAATGACTTTGTACATGATACTATTGGAGTTAACTACTACGATAAACCGACCCCACGCTCTCCTGTTAGCTATATTGCCAGCAATAGAATTTTTGTAGCGAATAGTGAAAGATTCCTAGTTCCGCGTATTCTAATTGACTATATTAGGAAACCAAGGCGTATCAGTTTATATTTGAATGAATCTTCGGAGCTTCCTGGAAGTCTACATGAGGAAATATGTAGTGTTGCTGCTGAACTAATTCTTAGAGATGTTGAAGCAGATAACTACGAACAGAAGATTAGAGATAATGTAAACCGATTAGAATAACTTAACTTTTACAACACATGCCTAAACGCTGGTCCCGGACAACGCAGGGGTTAAACATGCAGGTGTTTGTAGCTAAAGCTATAAACTACACTGATGACGCTACCTATGCTGCTTTCGTTGCAAATGCTCCTAATGGAGAATTTGGTGTATTCGATGCTAATGGTGCTCTGCACACTGATGCCATTACTGCACTCGAAGAGTTCTATTTTGCTATACGTACTTCTGGTGGAGTGAAAAAATCTCCTACGTATAAGCTGTCAATGATCTCCCCTAATAAACGTACCTATGTTGCTCCTGTTAAAGAAGTAGCTACTATAGGTTGGAGTGGTACAGGTGGAGCATTGAATAACCCTACTATTGCTGTTGGTCAGAACTTTGGTTTCCGTATTATAGAAACTACAGAGGGTAATGAACCTTATCCTATCTGGACTTATGATTACCAAGCTAAAGCATCTGATACTATCAACGATGTTATTGAGCAACTGGCTAAGAAGGTAAATGATCGTTACGATCTGATGTATCGTCAGAACGAACCTCTCGTAAGTGCTAAAGTTAAAGCTGTAGGTACTTATGGTAACTATGCTCTTACTGGTACTACACCTACACTTACTTTCACCCAAGGTTCTAATATTGTTACTCTTGGCGGTACTACACCTACGTCAGATATTGCTGTAGGTGATTACCTATCTGTGGATACTGCTGCAACACCATCTAACTCTGTAGGTGATGTTTACAAAGTAGTAGCTGTAGATACTGTAGCACTTACAATTACACTTAACCGTGTTTACACTGGAGCTACTATTGTAATGAGTGAAGCTCAAGCTGAAGGTACTCGTCTTAAGAAGGTTACTTCTATCACAGCTCTTGGTCTTGAGTTTACTGCTCTTGACTTTGGTACACACTTCCGTACTGCTGTATATGGTAATCTCGTAGATGCTGATATGAGCATCATAACTGTATACAATCCTGGTAACGGTACTTACGATGATGTAGCTGCTGCTGAACGTGAAGGTCAGACATTCAACGGTGAGACAACTAAGAATACTGAGTTTGCTGATCGTTGGGGTAAGAATGATACCTTCTCTGTAGCTGGTGAAACATATGACATTTACAACTTCCCTTATATTAAGAGTGAAGCTGCACTTGCTCCTGATTCCCGCCACTTCCATAATGGTCATGTTATGGTTGCTGCTGCTAAATCTGCCGGCAACGTTGGTGCAACATTGAACACCCTCTTCGGTCTGTAAGGTTAATGAGTAGGCTTAGGAGCTTCGGCTCCTATTCCTACTGAATATATTATATGGGTAGCCTAACAGCGCTAGGTTCTCTCCTAGCAGAAAGAGCAGGTAGAAAACGTGACGCAGCTTTCATCCAACAGATGGAGGACTGGGTAGTGGCGAAGCGTGCCCGGTTTATAGCGAATTCACTATCTAAGTCACCTAACCTCGATAGATACTATCTTCAGAAATTTACATTAGAAACTGAAGCTGTTGATATAACAGATGAATGTAATCTTGATCCTTCTAAATGTGATGCCGTTTATCGTACTGTAGTTCTTCCTCAACCTCTTCGTTATAATAGTTCTGTTTTTACTTATGTAGGAGCACCAGGAGGTTATAAGTCTTTTGGTTGGAGTACTTTTGGAAGTGAGCCATATCTACGCGATAACCAGCTTACAGGAAAGAACCCAAGGTATACTTATACTAACGATAGAGTATACGTATTTAATTGGGATGGTAAAATACAGATAGAAGGAGTCTTTGCTGATCCTAGACAACTAGCTAAATTCAGATCATGTAACGATGATGGTAAATCTTGCTATAGTGATGAAATTGATTTCCCTATAGAAGAACAAACCTCTTCACTTATTATTTCTGAAATAGTACGAGAACTTGGATTAAGTAAAGAGAATGAACCTGTGCAGATAAAGGAGGATAAGAATGTCTAAAGTTCCATCAAAGATTAAACTATACTCTACCGAAGATATGTATAATCTCTGGTTAGAGAATCACTTACGAGATAATCCAACTCATACAGCTAAACGGTGTAGAAGTATTGATAGAGGACAAGTACTTGATGAAAAAGGTAAAGTAGTTTTTACCTACTTCAAGTTTAAGGAAATACTTAAGATACACAATAAACTAGTAGGAGAAAATATAATAAAAGGAAAGACATACGATTTAGGAAATAGTCTTGGTAATATATTCATTGCTCGTATTGAACGTAACTCTAAAGGGCAAAGAATGAATAGAGGAGAGAGTTTTAAGCTTCGTAAGAAACTTAAAGAAGCTGGTACTCTTACTAAAGACAATTGGAAAGTCTATTATTTAGATGATGACTATTGTTCTTTAACATGGCATAAAAATCTTAGACACCATCGTAACGTTCACCTTTATAGTTTCAAAACTGCTGGAGGTCAACCAGGAAAAGGTTTTAGACAACAGATGACTAGAACTATTAACTTTCATCCTGAGTATAAAGGATTTTATCCCTTTTTACCAAAGATATATTAAGTATGGTATATACTTATGCCTCGACAAGAGAAGTCATAGCTAGAGTGCAGCGGAGAACTAGAATGACAGACACTACATATCATGATGATATGATAGAAGCTATTAATGAAGCTGCAAAGGCATTTAGAGTACGTAATGCTCTGACACCTACTACTTGTGTATTGGAGGTACGTGAACATACTGCTAAACTTCCATGTGGTATGCAACTTATGGATGGACTTTACTACTGTGGAGCTAGACTCCGTAAAAGTCCTGGAGTTGTTTTTCCCAATCACTGTGATTACGACTTTATTGAAAAGCATCTGGATACTTACTTCACAGATACTCTATCAGATGGTTATACTAAGAACGAACAAGAATATAAACTTCTTAGAGGTGATGATCTTAGAATGAGTCCTGAGTATCATGCCTCTGCTTACTACATTCCTTATCCTAACTACATTCAAACTTCTTTTAAAGAAGGTAAGGTAGTTCTTTTCTATCGTAGATTTCCAGTAGATAAAGATGGTTATCCTCTTATACCGGACGAGCAGAATGCTAAAGATTATATCTATTGGTATGTTATGGCAGAACTTACTCTATCAGGTTATAAGCATGTAGACCCTAAACATGACTATGATTACTGTGATACTAGAGCTAGAATCTATCTTAAAGATGCTAAACGAGCATTGAAGAGTCTTTCACTTGATACTATTGAGTCGATACATAATACTACTAATAACCTAATCCCTCACTACGGTTATTATGATAGTTTCTTTATAGGAGCAGAACAACCTAAGTTTGTAAGGAAATGATTGTAGGTATAGATAAAAACTACAGCCCTGCTAAAACGCCAAAGGGTTATGCCTTCTATGCAATTAATGTTATTATTAATGAGAAGTTAGACGAAATTATTAATGAACGAGGTACAGATGTAATACATCTACTTAATACCTATACCTTTATTAATGGAGTTATTACTTTCCTGGATAATGTTATTGTATTTGGAAAGTCTACAGAAGGAAAGGATGTTATAGCTGTTTACAATGAAACAACTAAAACAATCCAAGCTAATGTTAATAGAACAGACTTAGGATTTAGTACAGACCATCCTATTAGTGGTGAAGCTAAACTTAATTCTAAAGGTGAACTTATTGTAGCCTTTACAGATAATTTTAATACTCCTAAGTACATTAATCTTACTACAGCTTTACCTTCTGACTCTCTAGCTTTATACAATCTTACTATTACAAATAGTAATCCATTTTTAAGTATAAGTGTAATAGAAGGAGGCGGCGTATTAAAGACTGGAGCTTATTATGTAGCAATACAATATCTTGATAGAAATAGAGCGGCTACACAATGGAGTACTCTATCTGAACCTATTTATATAGTTGCCCATAAGCTTAGTGCAGATTTTGCTAGTACCCAAGGAAGTGAATCTGGTAAGCCAACTAACAAAGGACTTCGTATTTTATTGGCTGATATTGATGAAGCTTTTACTCGTGTACGTGTAGCTCTTGTGTCTAAGATCAATGATGTTGTAGAAGCTGCTGTATATAAGGAAGTAGCTATCAGCGGCTTTCAAATGTTTGTTACTGTTAGTGGTTCTGAACTTAGTACTCCTCTTGATATATCCGATATTATTACTAAGAATTTCTACTTCGAAAGAGTAGGCGAACTTGAATCTCTTAACGACCAGCTTTTTGCAGCTAATATTGAAACAACTGAAGCTTTTGATTACCAACGTATTGTAAACAGAATACAGTTACAATGGACAAGCAAGTTTGTTAACACCCCTTTATATAATCAAGACAATGTTGATAAAGCTGGTAATAAAGGTAAAAGCTTCATGCACGATGAAGTATATGCTTTTTATGCTCAGTTAGAATTACAAGATGGAAGATTAACACAATGGTTTCATATACCAGGAGATACACTTACATCTAACGATAGACTACCAGTTGATAATAGTGATAGTGGTATAAAGTTTAACGGAGCTGCTCCTCTTAACTTTCAACTTAATTGTAACCCAGGTTATATAGGTACTCGTAATGGAATGAAGTACGGAACCTTTGCACGTTGGGAAAATGCTAACGAAATCTATCCTAATAATTTTCCTGACTATGGAGGACAGAAGGTTAGACACTTTAGATTTCCTTCTATAGCATTTCTTAAAGCTAACGTTTATAATGATGGTTCTCATAACTTCCTAGGAGCTTCTGATTGGGATATTCTTGGAGTAGCTTTTTCTTTAGATCTTAATACTATTCCATTTGAATATAAATCTCACATTAAAGGTGTACGTATTGGATACGCTAAACGAGAATCAGCAGATGCTTCTGTATTAGGTTATAGTATTATACAACTTGGAGCATATCCTGAAATAAATGATCCTGCTTTTGATACAGGTGTAATTACTTCTGCTGGTGGAAACTGGAGAGTTCAATCAGCTAATGATGCTAATATACTTGCTACTAAAGATCATGTAAGACTTAACTCTCCTGATATATTCATAGGACGACCTAATGTACAAGATATATATCTGTACAATCAGGTACGTATGCGTATTACAGATCTTAATACTTCTCTGTTTAGTGTACCTGGAGTACGTAAGTACGGCAGAGTACTAGATGGTAGAACTAATGGAGATATAGACGTATGGACATACTTGAGTAACTTTATGGCAGCAGGAGATGTAGGAGTTATACCTCCTAATAATTCTTTTGTAGCTTTACTTAATAGTAAATATCTTCCTGCCCATACAGTATTTACTGATCAATCTAAGACTTTCAATAACCTCCTTAATGAAGAAGCTCTATACGGTCAACCTAATCACTCTTTAGATATTGATATATCTGGAGTAGATACAGGCGGAGTATTTAGAGCTGAAGTGGGTGGACATGTTGATAGTCCAAATCTAATTGAGGAGACATTCTTAGCAGAGATTAAGACTCCTAAGTTAGACTTCTTTGTTAATTATACAGATCAAGATGTTGTACCTTATGGTAGAATACAGCGTAATTTAGATGGTCAAATACTAGATCAGGATGTTCCTGGTGATGTATTTATTGTTACTCATAGCTTCATGGCAATGAGTTCTGTAGGTACAGATGGGCAACCATTTAATATTGACCCTGCTGATGGTATTCGTAATCTCAAGATGTTTCTAGCTGAGAGTAGATATAACATGAATGAACGTTATACTACTCTAGGAGATTATACAACTTATTTTTATCCCGCAGCATCTCTTGCAGAACAAGCAGAGTCTTCTAACTATTGGTTTACTAAGCTTGATCAAACAGCTTCTAATGTTAACCAGATACTTTATTCTCCTGACTTCAATGCTCTTCAAGACTTAGAGGAATGGGGAACATTCAACCATACGATAGATTATCAAACTAAACTTCCCTATGCTATAGCTAGATCAGAAGCTTCAAGTAGAGCTAATGACCAAGATGATGGATGGAGAAGATTTAGACCTAATGATATATTCTATACAGTTAAAAATAAAGGTCGTATAGTTAATCTAACTGCTTGGGGTAGTGAAGCATTACTGATACACCATGAGTTAGCTTTATTCCGTACTAGAGATAAAGCTGTATTACAAACAGACATTACTCAAATTAACTTAGGTAGTGGAGATCTATTTGCACTCGAACCTAAAGAAATAACTCCTACAGATGATGGTTATGGAGGAACTCAACATAAGTTCTCTTGTATACTATGTCAAGCTGGATATGCTTTTGTTGATGCTAATGTAGGAGAAGTATTTCTATATAAAGGAGGAGACGACTTTACTCCTATAGCTAAAGGTATTAGAACTGATCTTCGTAACTTCTTACGTAATAATACAGTAGAAGATAATCCTCATAAAGGAGATGGAAGTGGACTCACAATGGCGTTTGACAAGGAGCATTACCGTCTGGTACTTTCTCTGAAAGCCGGTCCCAATGGAGTCAATGGTTTCACAGCTTCATTTGACTTGATCAAAGAAGAGTGGAGTTCTTTCCATAGTTATAGACCTTGGCTACTTTTTAATACTAGAAAGAACTTCTATAGTCTTAAAGATAATGCTTGTCATCAACAAGGCATTGGAGCTTATGGACATTTTCATGGTATTCTTTATCCTTCCTTTGTTGATCTTGTATTTAATGAAGAACCTAGTAGAGAGAAGATTATATCTGCGCTTGAATGGATTAGTACTGTTAAAGATAGTCAAGGAAATACGTTAACAGAGACTATAGACTATGTTACTATTTGGAGTGAATCTCATTGTACTGGAAAGGTACAAGTTAATAAGAGAGACAATATAGCTAACTATGAAAATAAAAATGCCAACCAAGTTGATGGTGTATGGAGATACAATTCTATCAACGACTGTGTTAAGATACCTGGTAAACCCTTTATCTATGACATTAATGCTGATTATAGTACGATCACATCTAATCTTGATAACACACTAGCATGGTTTGAACAAGCACCTGTTAGAGGTAAATACTTTATTATCCGACTTGAGTTCTCAAATCTTAATAATAAATCTTTATCTTTACGGAGTATGACACCCGAAATTCACTTATCTTACTACTGATGAAACTGAAGCGTTATAGAAAGTATCAACTAGGAGGATATAATCCTAACCAAGATACAGAAGGTTTTACTAATACTGCTGTAGGTGTAGTAGGCGCTGTTAATCCAGTTATAGGAGCAGCACTTAAGTTAGGACAGGGTATTGGTCGTTCTACAATGGATGAAAATGGTATCTACAAAAGTAAAGCTGGAGAGTTTATAGATAACTCAATTAATCCTTCTAAAGGTATTACTAACTTAAAGGATACTTTTGGTACACTATTTAGTGGTAAAAGTGGAGGATACAAAGCAAGTACTGTAGCTAATCAACTTAGCTTAGGACTCTTTGGTAAAAGTCCTGCACAACGTAGAGCTAAAGAAGAACTGCAACGTAAGCTGGATGCTCAACGAGTTGCACTTGAAGATCAATCTATAGCAAATACTTATGGATATGATTTCACCGGAGGCGAAAATGCTTCTATATACCGCAGCGGTGGAAGCCTTCTTCCTCTTAATTCTGATACTGTCGCTGTCAAAGGGAGATCGCACGAACAAGGAGGAGTAAAAATTCCTGAAGTAGGTGCAGAAGTTGAAGGTAATGAAACTATAGCAAATAACTATGTATTCTCTGACTACTTGGGATTTGCTGATAGACATAAACCAATTGCACGTCAAATTGGTAATATTGAAAAGAAGCCGCTTAATAGAGAGCGTAGAGTTTCATTAGAAATCCTACGTAAGAAAGAAGCTGCACTTAAGGATCAACAAGAGAATGTAAGAGCTGCTATAGGAGCTGATACACAAACTCAGATGCAATTAGGAGGTCCAATGAATGATCTTACTAATGGTTCAGCACTTACTGAACCTGAAGGTGTTCCAAAGAATCCTGCATCTATAATGAGTTATATTAGAACTCGTAAAGCTGCTGATGGGGATAATTCTGATACTTACGACTTAAGCTCTTTATCTGCCAGTGATAGAGCTTTAACTAATAGTCGTTTAAGACAAACTAATTATACTCGCG